CCATCTTAATGCGAAAATAATTAAAATCTTTACTCATTTTAATGACGTATTATTTGTTAAACATTAAATTATCGACGCAAAGATATTTTATTTTATCATATTGACAATACAAAATCATATATTTAACACATATTTTATAGCTATATATCTATAATACTGATACTTATAAATTTCAAATTATAATACATATACTTCTACCCCATCATATATATAGAAACCAACTTTAGACTCGCTATCTATTCTTTCAAAAACTCTTAATATGAATGTAATTAGTGCAGAAACAACATTTCACGGCACTCCTTTAGAAAGCATATTTAAAACTAGCAAAAAAACTATTCAAGAATATGTTAGGGAGATTGACCGTCATTGTAGATACAAATCCATTCAATCCCAAGTAACACGCGGGGTTGTTTTAGATGATCGTGGTCCACTGATAGATTTATACGAAGCATGTGTAGAGCAGGATGCTCATTTACGTGCAGTATTAGAAACTGTAGAATCACAGATTATAGGCGAACGATACATGTTGGCAAGACAAAATGAACGAGGAAAATATATTAAGGATGTAGAAGAAACCAAAAAGATACAAGGTTCTCAATTCACTAAAATCATAAAAGGTATTGTTGAAGCCAAATGGTACGGTTACACCTTATTAGAAATAATGCCTGATATTAATCCTTTAACAGGAAAGCTAGCTGAAGTAAATATTATTGAGCGAAGAAATGTATTGGCAAGTCAATTACGAGTTGTGCAAAGACAAGGGCAGTGGAATCCTGGATGGGATATTGCTTCATCGCAATACTCCAAGAATTATATACTTATTGATAATGGTGACTTGGGGCTATTCTCTGCAACTACCCCAACTATCCTTGCAAAAAAATTCACTCTTGCTAATTATGTTAATTTTAGTCATACTTATGGTCAACCTATCATACATGGTAAGACTGAATCAGAAAGCATCCAAGATCGACAACGATTAGCACAAAACATTGCAAATGCGGCTCAGAATAAAATAATAGTCACAGGATTGAACGATGATATTGACATTAAGACATTTACAATGTCAAATTCCGAACACATATATACTAGTTTAATAAATTTTGCCAATACAGAAGTTTCTAATCTAATAGTTGGCTCTGAATCTATGGCTGGAGCAACCCAATCTTATGTTGGATCAACAAATGCTCACCAAGACATTTTTCGGGAGCGCATAGAAATGTATCGCGGTTTCATTGAAAATGTAATGAATGAAGAGATCGTTCCTAGATTAGTATCTATGGGATATATCAAGCCGGGATTAGAATTCAAATATGCCAACCGTGTAGAAATGAGTAACAAAGACAAGATTAGCTTATATTCTTTTATTACAGATAAGTATGAAGTATCAGCAGATGAAATCGAAAAAGAATTTGGTATTGTCGTAGGGAAACAATTTAACGCTATATCGGAAATGGCAAGTAATAGCGGGAGCATAAATGGAAGTTCCAATGATAGACGCATTATGTCCGATGAAGAATATTACAAAAGATATGGGCATAGGCGTGGTGAACGAAAGAATTCAAGCAACGTTGAAAATTTTCTAATGGAAGGAGAATAAAAGATAGCACTTCTCCTTCCGTCCTTGCAGAATCTAAATCGAACAAAGATGAAGAGAATGCTGAATACCTTGCTATCTACGCTGTTTTCCAGAAGTTTTTACAGGACTATGGCAATATAGAGGATCGTTGGGATTTATTAGAAGAAATGATGACGTTACGTGCGGAATTTGCATTGAATCATGCAATCAAAGGTTTTGGTATGGACTTTGAAAAAGCACTGGAATTACTTCGTAATCACAATGATGGATTAACCAAATTAGAAAAAGAGCAACGTAATATATTAGTAGCTGCATTAGATAATCTTGTTGATTTTGCAGTAGCTGAAGAATTTCAGATGTCGGAGAACCTTCCAGACAATTTTAATATTACCAATGAAGTAGATCTGGCAGAAGCTGAAAATATTTTTCACAGATACAATAGCATATACGCGAATATTGAAAACGAAGATATTGAATATGCGATGGGAATTGCTGCTGGTTGGATTTTGTATAGCAATAATACAGTGTTAACATATATGACACAGGGAGATAATAGGGTGCGCCCTTGGCACCTTGCATTAGAAGGGACTAGCTACCGCAAAGCATCTTTCCCAGCATGGTTAATCCCCCCAATTGAACATGGATGCCGTTGTTTTCTAGTAGAAGAAAGTGCTGACGTTCTCAACCAATCCAAATTATCACAGGTGATGGGACAAATTATTGAGATGCCCGATTTTGTTAATCCAGTATTTAAAGAAAGTGTAGCAAAGGGTGGGCGAATATTTAGTGATGCACATTCATACTTTATTATTCCTAAAAAGCATAAAAAGAGGCTGCGCACCATTGCTAATAAAATTAAGGACAAATGGCTGGAAAAGTAATAACTCCAAGACAATTAGCTCAACAATGGTTGAGATTGCCTAATAAATTTGAAGTTAATGTATTCAATTTTGAAACATTGGTAGGTAATGCCGCAAAAAAAATATTTAGAGACTCTTTTTATCTCCGGCGGTTCAATTCAGCCGGAACTTTTTCTTGGCAATCCAGACGTAATCATAAGCCACACCCTATATTGGAAGAAACAGGAGCATTAAAACATTCAATAATATGGGAACGCTTTCATTCTAATAAGAATCGTGGTGTTAAATTATTCACAGATCCAGACATGTTCAAATTTAGTAATAGGCAATATGGAAGAAACTTTTGTTATGCAGCAATACATAATGAAGGAGGGAAAATTGCCAAACCAGGTTCTCCAGCATCCTATATTAGACAAAGGCAATTTATAGGATATTCTACAACCGTAGCTGATAAAATTTCATCTTACAGTATTCGTATTTTTGATGGCTTTCCAAAATGATAGTAGATAAATATAAAACAGATTTACCGGACAGTTTAAAAGACACGTTTGCAAAAGACACCTCTCCCCTTCCCGATGATGACGATACTACTTTGGAGGAAGTAGACAACAACCCTTTAGAGGATGTGTATTTAGCTGTAAAACGTGTATTAGAGTCCTTACATACAGACCCTAACGATAATAATTCGCCTAAACTATTCCAAACTGTAAAAATAGATAACGGACAGTTTGAACGTATTGTTCGTACTCGTGGTAATACAGAATATGCTATACCTTTTCCTGCGGCATTTATTCGGTTTGTGAATGTACGTTATTTAGTTGCCCAACAAAGAATTGGAGAAGGGCGTGCCACTATGCGTATCAGATTTGTGCTTAATGATTTAAACAATAGTGACGATATTGTTGAGACACATGGATTTCGCGTTTTTCAACAGATCAATGATGCAATTCAAGATGCGAAAGATTACGAAGAAGCATTAAATGAACGTTGCAATCTTACCTATTTTGATATGCCGGAATCTTTAGATCATGGGCTACAGCCATACTGGATTGACTACGAGATATGGTTTAGAACATCATCCTCTTTCCAGTATCGCAAATGGGTAGACAGGTATTTAGTTATGCCACCATTCACGAACCATTCTGATGCACCAGAACATGATTCAGAAGCACATGGTAATCACAAGGAACCTAAAATCGAAGATGTAGCTAAGTATGAACCTTCTGTAGAAATGCCTTCAACTGATCCTCCAACCGGTCAAGTCGAATAACAAACTTACAACCATTAAAGAAGCTGATACCTATTCTTGTGAAAAAGCTCAAATGAAAGTAGATGAATTAAAATATGTAGTTGGAGAAGCGCAAGAAGCAAAACCGGTATATATGCGCTTCTATGGCAAAATTGATGAAGAGAGCACACGTAATTTTAATGATGAATTTTTATGGATACAAGATTACGTTAAACCCTCGAAAATTATAATCAGCATTAATAGTGAAGGTGGAAGCGTTCTGTACGGAATGGGAACATTCTCCATTATACAGCAATGTCCCATTGAAGTTGAAACAATTGTGGAAGGATTGGCAGCATCAATGGCTTCAGTACTGTGGGCGGCAGGAACTCGTTCTTACATGCGTGACTATTCTATTTTAATGATCCACAACCCCTTCATACGTGACGAAAAGTCATGCAACCCAGACAATGAACAAATTGTAAATGCTTTTCAGAAACAGATTGAAACCATATATCATAAAAGATTTGGTCTGACGAAAGCTAAGGTTCGAGAAATCATGGATGGAAAAGAAGGTTGTGATGGAACTTACTTTGATGCAAAATCTGCCGTAAACGCCGGTATATTATCAGCAGAATGTGTTTTAAAAACCTCTAAACAGGTTTGTAATAAAGTAAAAGATCAAATTGAAGGAGTAGTGGAAGCGAACGCCCTTCAAAAAATCATGGCTTCTATCAATACAGAACTGGGCAATTTTAAACCACTTGATGATTCCAGTTCTATTCCTAATCAAAATCAAATAGAAAATTCAAATTCACAAAAAACAATGGACAAAGAACAAGAATTTGCATTTGGTTCTGTATGCGCCCAGCTTGGTTTGGAGAAAACCTCTGAAGTTTCAGCTGTTATTACCCGAATTGACGCATTGAAAAATGCGGAAAACAAGGCAGCAGAAATTCAGGCTTCATACAATGCTTTGAAAATTCAGAAAGAAGGATTGGATGCGCAACTTACCAATGTTCAAAACGAATTGACAACTGTCAAGAACGAATTGAAAAGTTACAAAGATGCTGAAGAAGCAAAACGTAAAGAAACTATCGAACAGTTCGTTGACAATGCAATTGCTGAAGGTAAAATCAATTCTGATGCAAAAACTAAATGGGTGGAAATGGCTCAAAACGATTTTGAGATGGTACAGGCAACGCTGAATTCCATTCCAAAACGTGATAAAATTTCTGCTAAAATTGCAAATGACCCTGCCAACATTGAAAATGCAGAAAATCAGATGACCGAGGCAGAAAAGAAAATGGCTAAGGCTGTTGAAGCTGTCGTAGGAACAGATTTCCAATTTAAAACACTTGACTAAAAACAAAATAACATAAACAACATGGCAAGTTCAGTAAATTTTGCGCAAAACACATATTCTGGTGAGGTCCTTAATGACCTCCTGACATATACCGCGCAAGGGAATGATACATACAAAGAAGGTTTGATTCATATCAAATCTGGAATCCAGTTCAAATACACCATCCCCACTATCCAATTGGGAAAAGTAATTCAAGATAACGTCCCCACTCCAAACTCAACTCATGGCGCAGGAGCAGGAACTACTGGTGGATTGAACCAATACACATTAACAGAACGTTACCTGGAACCGCAAGAATTCATGGTGTACCTTGAATTTAACCCCCGTGACTATGAAAAGTATTACAAATTTGCCCAGCCGGAAGGTAATTTGGTATTCCGTGACTTAGACCCAAAAGTACAAGCTAAAATGCTGCGCCTCTTGATGGATCGAAAGAATGAGTATATCGGTGAGTCTATTTGGTGCTCCGCAAAAGGTGGTTCAGCTGCCGCAAAAATTACCGCTCCTGAAGGTTGCACAACGATTGGAGGTGAAAATGCCGGTGGCCCAATGAAATACTTTGACGGTGCAATCAAACGTATTCTGGCAAATACTGCAACAAATGCAACAGAGGTAGAGAAAGCTGGTGGACAAGTCATTATTGCCGGTACTACAGAATTGAGCACAGGTGCCAATGTAGAAGCCGCTCTCAATGCTATGTGGAAGAAATGCCCGAAACAAATCCGTAAAAAAGCAGGACTGGTATTTGTATGTGGCTGGGATATTTGGGATTTATATGATCAATATCTAAGCGACAAAACAGTGAAATACTCCGACAATACTAAGGTTAACGAGTATCGTTTTAAAGGTAAGCGTATTGTACCTATTGTCGGCATTCCAGAACATACTATCGTACTCGGAGAATTTACTACCGGCATGGAATCTAACCTGTGGATGGGGGTTGACTATGCAAATGACGCTGAAGTAGTAAAGGTTGAACGGCTACAAGCTAACAGCGAATTGTATTTCTTCCAGATGCGAATGAAAATGGATGTAAACATCGTTCGTCCGGCAGAAATCGTAGCATGGACCGCTTACAAAAATGCAGAATAACAAATTGAATTAAATATCTCATCATAGTTTATCACAAGGGAGTGGAGTCGGTACTCCATTCCCTTTTTTAATTTAAGTTA